TAGTTTTGATTATTCTAAAATCAACACCGTTTACTGAATCCGTTGGCAAATCTTCCATGTCTGGGTCCATTAATGCACCTTTGATAATTTGGAAAATTTGTGGTCCAATTATAAATCTTCTAATTGGATTTTCTGGTGTAGTTTCCTCATTTAAAGGATTTGTTCCAACAAAACCTTGAAAGATATAAGATCTTTTCTTCCAATATTTTCTTCCCATATCCTCTAACTTGGGATCTTTAAACCATCCTCTAACTTCTGATAGTATAGGACAAGATTCTCCATACATTTCCATACATGGAACTTGTACCTGTACCGGTTTAGAGTCTGTTTCACTTTTTATGCCTTGGAAAGGTAGTTTAATCATTAAACGTTCCTTCCAGAAAAAAGTGTTTTCTTTATTTCCATCCGGCAAGAAACGAACAGTTGCCTGCTCTCCTTCTTTCAGATTCCAAAATGGAAAAATGGCGTTGTCTCCGCCTGATCGGCTTCCGCCGCCTTGTCGTGCTTCTTGTTCTTTAAGTTTTGCACGAATGTCTGCTAATGTTGCCATAATATAAGCCTCCTATTTTTAGCCTTTGTTAATTGTGCCTTATTGTTAATGTAGCACAAGACAAACATAATGTCAATACTATATTAACTCTAATATTTAGTCAAGTATTTTTTTTGGATATGATTTTAGGATTAAACGCCAGCCAATTTTTTTATTCTATTAATTTGCTTATCTTGGCCCGTCATTAATTTTTGGATAATAGCTTCAGCAGTTCTTACGTGTTTTTCACCAAATCTTTTTTCAACTGCTGTTAAAAGACCTGTTTCACCTTTTGGAAAATTGTTAGTTGTATAATCAAAATGACTTTTAATAAATTCAGCTAAATTTTTTGGATCATCAAGTTCTGGTTCTTCTTCTTTACCTGGTTCAGCTTTTGGTTCTAAACTAATTTTGCCATCTGGTCCTTTCATTATAGAAACATTACCGGAATCATCTTCCCAACCTGCTGGCATTTCTGGTTTCATTTCACCTTTTCTTAATGCGTCAAAATTCTTTTTCAAATATGCCATTGCTTCTTTGGCTTTATTTGATTGGAATACAGACTTACTATCTTTGTCTAAAACATCATAAACTGTTTTTCCGTCATCACCTTTGTACATTGACACATAAGGTTTAATATTTTCCCAAGTAAATGTTTCGCCTTCTGGTTTCATATCACCTACATTGATGCTTTGAGCTAAATCTGGTCTTTTGCTTTTAATATAATTCATTATTGTGCCTCTTATACAAGCATCACTATCTTCTTTACCCATTGACACTATTTGATCGTTTAATTCTTTATCGTCGATAATACCTTGTAAACTTTCTAAACCATTAACACCATTTACTCCTGCAGGGAAATGTTTGTCCATTAAATTATTTAATTTTGTCAAAGATTGTTTAGCTTCTTCAGGATCAGATGAAAATAAACCATTTTCTGCTTCGCCTACAATAGTATTCAATGCTTGTTCAAAATCTTCTATGTCAGCAATATGTTCAATCATTCCAGCTAATACTTTTTCTACTTCTTCTGCAGATGCTAATGTATGAATATGAATTCCTTGATAACGCATTTCGTCTGGATGAACTTCTGCTGTAATACCAGCATCAGCTAATTTGGCTTCAATTTCTTTTGCGTGTTCGTCCGATACACCATTTTCTTGATCAAAGTCACCTGCTAAATCATACTGAAGCATATGAGGTTCTGTTTCTCCTTGAAAGCCTCCTGCTTCATCAAAGTCTTCTGGTGTAACTTCTTTTGCTGTTGTTTTTTCTGAAACTAAATTATAAATGTAAGGAAATACGTCTTTTAATTCTTCTTTGAAAGTTTTAATTGTTAATTCATCTATCCAATTTTGTTTAATTTCTTCAGGAACTTCTTTAACTTCTGTTGTTTTATAATCTTTAATTGCTTCTGAATAATATGAATTTCTTTGTAATTTTTGGCAGGTACTTTTAATTTCTTCTACTCTTTCATCTACAATAGATAGATAACTTTTAAGACCTTCTGCCATCACAGCTGAACGATTAATATATGTTTTAAATTGTTTTAGTTTTGAAAGTTCTTCACTTAATCCTGCTATATGTTTTCCAAAATCATCATATGGAACACCGCCATTGGAAATATGTTGAGCCATTGCTCTTGCACCGTTAAGATGTTTAAGAGGATATCTAAATCTTTCTCCTTTAGGACTTTCTATGAATAAAGATTCTATTCTTCGAGATCTGTTAGCACCAACAGACATATCTATTGGAGCAGAGTGTTTAATAACTAAACGTGCATTTCCAATAGGTTGAAAACTAGTTTTTGTAGTTCCGTATATATTAGATTCACTCATTCTTTTTTCCTCGCCATCTTGACGTGTTTGACTCAAATATTGATAGTCTCGTTTTTCAAGGTTGCTTTTAGTAATATCCCTTGTATCAAAATTAAGCATTCTTGATTTAGCAAAATTTCTTAATTCTTTAAGAAATTCAAACCACTTATGCTTTACTCCACTATCGGCATCCTCTATAAAATCCGTATTGTGCAGTACTACTAGACCATCTTTTTCGTCTATACTAATACTTACCTTTCCTAGTTGCTTTCCAGCTTCTTGAAAATCGAAGTCAAAATACCGTGCTTCTTCGGGGTTACTAGTAACTTCTCCTGCGTCATTACCCAAAGTGACTGCTGGAAATCGTCCCCTAATTTTAGCGAATAAATCGTTTGCAACTGCTCTTGTGTTCATATATCTTGTATTTATCTACCCTGTGTAACTTGCGAACACTGGTAGTGGTATAACTCTTTCTGTTGTATCTTCATCAGCCTGGCTAAATGACGTATATACTTTAGGATCCCAGTCTTTTAATACTTGTATGATCCTCATAGCTAATAAAGATGCACTAACTAGGTCATCTTTTTCACCTGTTTTAGCTCTATAAGAGGAACCCGATGCCACATATGATTTAAGTTCACTAATTAGAGGTTTACTATGAATTGTCATTTTGTTTCTTTCTATCATTGATTTTAATCTTGCACAGGCACTTATTTTAGTTTTATGAGTTGTATTAAAACCTTTTCTAAATTTTCTAATATGACCTTTTCTAATAGGTTCATTTACAAACATACCGGGTATAGAATCCTCACCAAAGTCTTGAATTACTAATAATGCTGACTCACCTATTGTATTATTTTCAACACTCCAATATATATTTGAACCATTAGGATTTCCTGATTCATCTTTAATGTAAGTTGATATGTCTTTTAGAATTCTAACTTGTTGAGGTATACCAGTCATATTATGTTTCCATTCGCCTACTTGTTTATAACTTGGTAATTCATAAACTTGTATTGCGGCATTGTCTCCACCGGTACCCATTGCAGGATCTAATGCTATTACGTAAATACTTTCTGAATTAATTTTTTCATACCAACGTGTTTGTCCCATATTCATTATAGGTTCTTTTCCATCTAACGTTGATAAGAAAATACTATTAATTAAAGTTTCATCATAAACTAAAAACTCACAACCATATTCTCGTCTAAATCTTTCTTCACCTATTCTACTTAATTCTGCCTGCTTCCATTCTTCATCTCGATCTGGATGTTCGTTCCACAAACAAGTATAACCATGAAAGCCATTTGATCCAAGTTCTGCTTCATTACCGTGTTCATCAAATTTATCTTGAGATTGTTTCCATAAAGTTGCAAACATATCTTCATCTGAATTAGGAGTTGATGTAACTATTGCTTTACCTCCTGTTGCTAGTGTAGGAGAAATAGAAGTCCAAAATTCTCTGGCAATGCCGGCATTTACGAAAGCAAACTCATCACAATATAATAATGATATCGCCATACCTCTTCCAGTATTTGTAGTAGTTGTTGTGCTAACTATTCTACTTCCATTTTCAAATTCCATAGAACCTTTATTATAGTTTATTACACCTGCTCTAATATGATCAGGACATAATTCATATCCATAACGAATACGTTGCATAATTTCTTGGGCACCAGCAAATTTGTGTGCGGCAATTAATACAACTTGGTCTGGATGAAACATTGCATACCATAATAGATAACAAGCCGCTGAAGTAGTTTTTCCACTTTGTCGTGGTAGCATATTAATATTAAATCTATAATTATGATAACTGTTTAAAAGTCTAGATTGATATTCATAAGGTTTGAATAATAATTTACCCTGTACAGGATGTTGGATATGAAAATAATTTTCAGCAAAATGTTCAAAACCATTATCTGGGTTTGTACATTTAGTCAGATCTGTTAGTTGATCCTCTGTAAATCTTTCCTTAAGGTGTGCTTTTTTGGTTAGTACACCATCTAAACTTTTCATTGACATACTAATATTTAGTAGTAAACTGGGGGGTGGAAAATGTTTTGAAAACTACTTTGCTTTGTATTCTTTGTATTGACTTGCTATATCTTCTTTAACTTTTGCAACAAAATCAACAGTTTCTTGTTCCATAGCCATTGGATTGTCACCAGATGACACTTTAGGATAAGTTTTTTTAGCTTTATTAATACCGCCTGCTATATCCTTTGTCATAAAGTTTGTATCTTTAACTTCTGGGTCAGGTGTAGTACTTGCTTTACCAGGTACTTCATCTTTAGTTTCTTCTGTAGCTTCGGCGTCAGGTTGTAATATATCTTCTACGTCTTGTGTAGTAGTAGCGGCATCCATTTTTGGTGCTTGTACTCCTGCATTTTTAAAAATTTGTAAGAAGTTTTGGATATCATCAAGGTTGTCACCAACCATAGAAAACTGAACTGCTTCTTTTAAAGTTTCTTTGTTAGCTTCTTTTCTGTTTTCTTCTTTGCTTTGAATCTTGTCTACTTTACCTATAAAATCTCTAATATCCATCTTATCTCTCCATTATTCCTTTGTCGCCTTCTGGATTAGTTTTAACATCTTTAGCGGCATCAGGAGCCTCTCTATCTTTTCTAACTTTTTCTAATTCTTTAAGTAATTCCATTACTCTAGAAGTACCTGCTGTTTTTTGTGCTTTAGGATCAGCTTTAGGATATTCACTTTCTAAATTAGCTTTTCCGTCACCTTCTTTTGGCTCTTCTTGTTGAGCAACTAAAGGGTCACCAGGTTTTCTAACTACTATATGATTTTCAGCTAAACCTAATGTATGTTTTAAATATTCTTCAAGTACAGAAGTAGTTGTTGGATATTCAACTTCAACATCAAAATATGTAACTTCTGTATTTTCTAATGCAGGA